AGAGATAATGTTTGTTGATGGTAAATTTAAAATAATTTATGCAGATCCTCCTTGGAGTTTTAAAAATTATAACAACAAAACATCAAATTCTAACGCAGATCATCATTATCCTTGTATGAATATGGAAGATATTAAAAAATTACCCGTAAAAGATTTAGCTGATAAAGATTGTGTTTTATTTATGTGGTGTACTGATCCATTATTAAATAAACAATTAGAGGTTATTGATGCTTGGGGATTTAATTTTAAAACTATTGGATTTTATTGGATAAAGGAAAACAAAAATCAAACTAAAACTAGATTTTGGAAAGGTACTGGTTATTGGACAAGAGCTAATCCAGAAATTTGCGTTTTAGCTACCATTGGAAAACCTAAAAGAATTAATTTTAATGTAGATAAACTTGTTTTTGCTACAAGAGATATTCATAGCCGTAAACCTCAAATTTTTAGAGATTTAATTGTTAAGCTATGTGGAGATATTCCTAGAATAGAGTTATTTGCTAGATCTACTGATAAAGGATGGAAAGCCTGGGGTAATCAAATATGAGTTTATTTTTTGTAGCTGATAATAAGGTTTTGGATGATGCAAGGTTAAGCTCAAATGATAAAGTTATTTATTTAAAATTAGTATCTTATATGAACCGCCATACTGGCAGCTGTTTTCCGCGCCACGCCACAATATCCAAAGCTATTGGTTTAAGCCGTTCCACTATTTATCGGAGCATTCTCCACCTTGCCAAGCTGGGTTATGTAAAAATTAACCGCAAAAGTTCCACTAATGAGTACCATCTACCTAAGCAAGTAATACTAGAAAATACTCGTAAAAAACTGATTGTGGATAATTATGTGTCAAATAAATCAAATTATGTGTCATCCCTGACTGACATTAATAAAACCAAATATAACTATTATAGGGGTAAGAATAATTATAGGAATAGCTATAATAGAAAATCGTTCTCGAGTACTGGGGTTGCAAATCATTCTAAAAGAATATTCGAACATAAAGGGGAAAAATATAAAAATGACGGAGAATGGGGAGATTACTTGGAATTTAGAAGTGAGTCTGGTAAGAGAATAAAGGTGCATAAATTTAAAAATTTAGTGGAGGAAATAACTCCCAAAAAAAAGACTGAAACCGCTGCAATAATTTTGATGCAGCGTGAAACTAAGGCTAGTTAAATTAATCGATATATTTGAAAACGCGGGATTTTGTGAGCGTTTAATGTCTAAACCTAAACATCCTGGAACACCTAAGATGTGGGATTTACTTGAGATGAGTTATGATAAAAAGGATTTAGGTTACTATGACAAGCCTAAAATGAAATTAAGAGCTACTTTTAAACAAATGAATTGCTGGGAATTAGCCATTGATTTGCTTTTATTAGTTGAGCTAGAGGAAAGAAGATTGATTTGGGCGAGAGCCATGAGATATTCCTGGGTAGCTCTCGCGCGTCAGTTCGGATGCCATCGTACAACAGTTAAGCGAAGATATGTTACAGCTTTACTTAATATGGAAGATCAAGCCAAAGAAAAAAATCTATTGGACAAGATCGACAGAATAAATTAAACAAGGTGTTATAATGGAGGAAACGTATGTCGTTCATTACCCACCGAGCTAATCCTTCATGCCAGGCAGACCACTAAAGAAAGTACAATGCGATTCTATCGCGAGATCTACTGGAGTAAGATGTAGAGCAAAAGGGTATCTAAAAAAAAGTGGTTTTCATCGCTGCAAAAATCATGGAGGGTTAGCCAATGGCGCAACCACGCTTGAGGGAAAAATTAAAGCTTATAAGAATTTAGTTTCATTTAAAAATAAAACGGATGAAGAGATTAGACAATGGATATTAAACAAGACGAAATCATAAAAAGACTAGAACTTGGAGAACCTCTTTCCAAGATCTGTAGAGATAAATCAATGCCGAGCCTTTCAACAGTTTATAAGGCTCAAAGAGAGGATGAAAAATTACAAAAAAAGATTAGAAATGCTAGAGAGACAGGTGTATATACTTTGCTCGATAAAATAGCGGAAGAGATGGAAGTGCCTAAGAGCAATCATGAGGTACATTTCTTGCGCGAGAAGTGGAGCCATATACGCTGGATCGCAAGCAAATTAGCAAGCAACGTATTTGCAGATAAAACTAAATCAGAAGTGAAACAAGACTTAACTATGTCTATCAGTTGGGGAAAGCCAGATGATAAGAAAGATATGTTACAAGCTCAAAAGATTGTGGACCAGGTATCTAACGTGGACAGTAAAGCAATATCTAATTCAAGAGCAGCTGAATAAGAAACGTAAGTAATCTTACTGGTTAGCCTTGGTAACTCGGGTACAATAAGTGCGACAAACAAAGTTTCGCGCACGCGACATGGATTTCAAATGTTCGCGCTTTGTTCTTTAATGATTCTAATTAGCAACACAAAGGATAACACAATGTTTAAATTTTTATTTGATTTACTCGGTTCTCCGCGGTTTGAGAAACCAATGGTAAATAAAAAGCGCAATAAATTGAAAGCTGAAAAGGGAAATGCGCAAGGGGGTATACCCCCAAAAGCTGGCGCTGGGCGCAATAATCTTATATCTAGGGAGCTAGGCACACACGCACAGACACAGCCAGGTTCAGATTTAATTACTGCTTTAGTTTTTATTCAAGAAGAAACTGGCAGCATGGTAGTTCACTTTAACGGCTTTAAAAATGAAGAACATGCTCAAACTTTTGCTGCTCATTTAATGAAAAAATCTGGAATTAAATATAATTCAATGAATGACTTATTTAATTTACCAACAATTCACTAGGGAGGGATGATGGATATAAATTTAATTATTCATGAAGTTAAACATTACTGGAGAGATCATAGAAAAGTAGTGATCGCTGCAGGTGTTATACTTGCTATTGCTATAATTTTATAATGCACGTTGAGATACCATATTCTCCAAGAGAGCTGCAGGGAAAGCTACACGATGAATTAGATAATTATAGATTTGCAGTAATTGCTTGTCATCGGAGATTTGGAAAAACAGTATGTATGCTCAACCATTTAGTTCGGGCGGCTTTGCAAAATAAGTTGGTTAATCCAAGATACGCATATATAGCTCCGACATATAAACAGGCTAAATCCATCGCATGGGATTATCTTAAAATGTTTGCTGGACCCATACCAACAACCAGGTTCAACGAAACAGAATTAAGATGTGATCTACCCAACGGCAGCCGAATAACCTTACTTAGTTCTGAACATCCAGATTCACTAAGGGGATTGGCTTTAGACGGAGTTATAATTGATGAGGTAGCTCAGATAGAACCTAAGCTCTGGAATGAGATAATCAGACCAGCTATTTCCGATAGAAAAGGTTTTTGTTATTTTATAGGAACACCAGCTGGAATGTCGAATTTATTTTATGAATTATATCAGCAGGCAGTAGCGGATCCTAAATGGTACGCTTATACAGCTCCTGCAAGCGAGACTGGAATTATAGACCAGGAAGAATTAGATGCTGCCAAAAAACAAATGGGAGATACCAAGTATCGCCAGGAGTTTGAGTGTGATTGGATTGCAAATATCGAAGGATCCATTTATGGCAAAATTATGAAAAAGCTGGAAGATAATAAACAGATTACTTTGATAGATTATGATCCAAGCTTGTTAGTCAATACAGTTTGGGATATTGGAGTTGGAGATTCCACAGCTATTGTTTTTTTTCAAAAGCTTGGTAATACATTTAAAATTATAGATTATTACGAAAATAGGCGTGAGGGATTACCTCACTATATCCAGGTACTAAAAGAAAAAGATTATATTTACGATAAACACTTTGCTCCGCACGACTTGGATGTTCAAGAATTTCAACTGGTAAAACCAGAAGAGAGGTGGCTTACCAATTAGGAATAAGATTTAAGATACTTCCTAAAATTCCTTTAGAGGATGGTATCCACAGTTTAAAAATGATTTTACCCAGATGTTATTTTAATCTGGATAAAACAAAACCATTAATAGACGCTCTTAGACATTATCATCGAAAGTATAATGAGAAGATGAAAATGTTTAATAATAAACCTACGCATGATTGGAGTAGTCATGCAGCAGATGCGATGAGGTATCTTGCTATATCTATTAATGATTATGAGGATAAAACTAAAATAAGACAAACAACAGCTATGAGCGAATATAAAATACATGGGAGTTTAAGATGAGTTTTTTAATGCCAAAGGTTCCTGCGATGCCACCTGTTCCACCAGTTGAACCTTTACCAACTGCACCAGATTATGAATCTGCGGATAGAAGAAAAAAAGCAGCAGAAGATGCAGCTAGGATAAGAAGAGGAAGAATAGGTAGAAAACAAACTATTTTAACTTCAGCGCAAGGAGATGAATCCGAGGCAGAAGTTAAAAAGAAAACTTTATTAGGAGAATAATTATGGGTGGACCAGTAAGAAGAATAATAAGTAAACCAAAACCTCCAGCTCCAGTTTATACTGCTCCAAGTGAGCCAGAAATATCTCAAGCTAAAGCGACTGATGCAAGTGGAATAGATAGAGGAAAAGGTAGATCCTCAATGATTTTAACGGGACCACAAGGATTGGGAAGTGGCGATTTAAAATTACAAAAAAAAACTTTATTAGGATAATTTATGCAATTAACACCAAAAGCAAAAAAGGTTAAAGATACCTTTGATTCATTAAAAAACCATAGAAGTACATGGGAAACACATTGGCAGGATGTAGCAGATTTTATGCTACCAAGAAAAGCGGATATTACTCAAATTAGAATACGGGGAGATAAAAGACACGACCAGATTTATGATGGTACCGCTACTCATGCTTTAGAATTATTAGCTGCATCTTTACATGGTATGCTAACTTCAACAACTTCATCTTGGTTTTCTTTAAAATTTAGAGATGATGTTATAGACCAGGATGATACTTCAAAAGAATGGTTGGAAAATTGTAATAAAGTTATGTTGCAAGCTTTTGCAAGATCCAACTTCCAACAGGAAATTTTTGAGCTATACCATGATCTAATTGCTTTTGGTACAGCTGGAATGTTTATTACAGCAGATACTGAAGATGATTTAAGATTTAGAACTATTCATATATCTGAATTATTTATATCTGAAAACCAAAGAGGAAATGTTGATACTGTTATTAGAAAATTTAATGTTAAAGCAAGATCTATTCCAACAATGTTTCCAGATGCGCAACTTCCTAATTCTATTAGTGAAATAGTTAGAGATAAACCACAGGAAGATGTAAAAATACTTCATGCGGTTATGCCAAATGACCTGGGAGGTATTTATGAAAATAATATTAATAAACCTTTTACTAGCTGTTATGTTCATGAGGATACAGGTTTTCTTTTAAGCGAAAGCGGATTTAATGATTTTCCATTTGTGGTACCGAGATATTTAAAAGCATCAAACGAGATATATGGCAGATCGCCAGCGATGAATGCTTTACCAGATGTTAAGATGTTAAACACAATGTCCAAAGTATCTATTAAAGCAGCTCAAAAACAAATCGACCCACCTTTAATGGTTCCTGATGATGGATTTATTTTACCAGTAAGAACTGTTCCTGGTGGACTTT